GCCCAAGACTTGCATACAGCGGCCCACACCCTACTTCCACGACTCGGGGAGGCTCTCCCCAAAGCCGAGGTAGTCGGTCAACGTCTCCCAGCTCCACTGGTACGAGGCGAATTGGACCATCTCCCGCTCGCTCGCCTCGAACCCCATCGCGCCTAGACGCGTCGCTTCCTCGGTGGGTGTGACTTCCCCGTTGCGGCGGACGATCTCGTCAATCACGCCACCCAGGTCCGCCTCCTCATCATTTCCTTGGATGCGCATAAGCGTCTCCCTGCACAACGTCCGAGGGCCGAGGGCCATCGCGTACTGCAGGTACTTGCGCGACACCGTGGGGTACTTCCCAGCGAAGCCGTAGGCCCTAGCCACCATCGCGGATGCCGCCAATGACTTTGCTTCGTTGACGTCACCTCGCTGCACGGCGCTCAGCAGGGCCGTCGACGTCGAGATGCCTGCGGTACGGAGGGAACGAGGCAGCTCCGGAGCCCAGAAAGAGCCGAGCCGCCCGTCCACTGCTTCGATGTGGCTCCCGCAGAATGTGGCGCGGTTCGTCACGTAGACGATCTTCATGTTGAATCCCGCCTTTTGCCAACATTCCTCAAAGCGCTTGGACAGCGCATCCCCCTGCTCCATAGGAGGTTGGAGCACACACAAGCTGTCATCGCCCTCGAAACTCCCGGCCCAACGTCTCTCCTTTCCCAGCACGTCTTCGGCCTTACGCCGCCTGGGGTTTAGGAAGAGCTGCGGGCGCTTGAAAATCGAGGACGTCCACATGGCAAAGTTAACCCACCAGTTGAGACATGAGGTACCGCGGTGACCCGATCGGCGAATGGCGCCGATCTCGAGCCTCAGCTCCTCGTTCCTCTTCTTGAAGAACAACTTGAGGGTCTTCTTCGAGCACGCTTCAAGGTGCTCCTCATGCCATGTTGGAGGGCATGTGGCCTTAGCAACCATGGTCTCGGCGATGTGGCGCAGCACGGGGTTCTCGAGCTCCGCCCTGATCTCAGGGCTGCAAGTTGTGTCCCATGCGCTCCCGTCGCCCTCCACGGCTCGGCCACCTCTGATGTCGAGATTTGACAACAGCCGGGCCATCGCGCCGTCTCGGTCAGCGTGCTTCGTCGACCGCTGCTCCTGCGCGTGGAAGAGCAAATCTTCAAACGCCTTGACTGTCGCGAGTGCCATGAGCTGCCCGCTGTCCCCATCGGCTATCAGCAGGCGGGGGGGCTTCCCCGGCTCCATGGGCTCGTTCTTGATCGACATCGAGAACTGGAAAGATGGGAAGGCCTTGGAGTACAACGCCAGCAGACTCCCGTCAGCGCGGGCGTGGCTCCATTTCTTTGATACGAGGTCGCGGACGTCCGGATTGCTGGCTAGCCAATCCTCGACCGCTCTTCTCGACCATATCGAGTGAGCGTGGTCTCCTATCGCGGCACGAACCAGCTCTCCACGTCGGCGCTTGTCGTCCTTGACCTCCTCATACGGCCTCTGTTTCTCATCTATCCTGCATTTCTTCGCGAGGAGCAGGTTCCCCGGGACGGAGGAAAACAAGATCGGTGGCTTGTAGGACGGCGCCACGAGGACGCCCACTGCAGACTTAGTCGCGGCTGAGTCGTCCTTGCCGACAATCAGCGCACCAGCCTCGACAAGAACCACCTGTTCCTCCATCATGGTAACTAGTTCCGC